TGGGACCCCGCTGGTTAACGCAATAGCAATAGCAGAAGGTTTAGGAAAATCACGCCCCCTAAAAACGTGGTGCAATAATCCAGATTCAAGATAATCTGATAAAGCGGCCATTTATTGACTCCTTAAAAAGTCCTAATGTTGGTTTATACAGAGTATTATACACAAAAAAAAGAGCCACCGCTAGATAACTAACGATGGCTCTAAGTTTATCACCCGGTCAGATTAGAAGGAGCCAAGAATGACCCTGCGGTTATCAAGGACACCAAATCCAAGTTCTGCCCAACCGTAATAGCCAGCTCGTTGCTGACGATGCAAGGCCGGATCTTCGAAGACCTGGAGGGCTTGCTTCTGTGGCATGACAAAGCTGTCATTTGTAGACTGATCAATACCAACAATAAGTTCAGTGTCGCTGGTTTGAACTGCTCCATTAAGGCCATCAGTCGCAGTAAAGAAGGTTTGGTACTGTTGACCTTCACCAAGTTCGTCAAGATCGTGGAGGTTAACACCAAAGATTCGCGTGATTGGAGCACCACCCTCAGAAGCTGTGTAGATTTCTCTACGAGTAACTTCGTCGATCTGGTCTAGACCCCAATTACGGACATCTTCCAGCGCTTCTGGCGAAACATACAGGTCTGTCAGACGACCACGGTTAGCAGAACCAGTGTTGCCGCCACCATTTCGTCGCATAACAGTCTGCATAAGAGAAACGAGTCTCTTGCTAAACATACCAGCAGTCGCATCTCCGTCGTAAACCAAGATGTTACGGTCAGTACCAGCAGCCAAAATGGTCTGCCAGCCATCGTCATTCATCTTCTTGACAAAGCCAGCTTCCATCGCTTGCATAGCGCGAGAGGCGATATCCCATCGAGCTTCACGAGCATAGCGAAGTAGATAGTCGATAGAAGATGTAATCGCATAAGTAGGAATCATGACGTAGTCGGATTCGACTGACCGTTCAGGAATTCTACCATGACCAGGGTTAGTATAGGCAACATGCTCGCCCTCTAAACCTGGAGAGATAAGATCGAGAGGATATTCCGTTGAAGCACCTGGCTCGACAGGAATCGATTCGAAGATATCACCAAGAATATTACCAACCAAAACACCCTTACGAAGAGGAAGTTCCAAAGCTTTGGCAAACTCTCTCTGGGCTGCCGTTGCGACATTTATATCGTTATCGCCAGATTTTCTCAGAAGTGCGATGAATTCATCGCTAGGTCGTTCTGTAAATGACATAGTTGAAGTCTCCTTATTTATCTAGGCGATTAGGCGCCGTGGTTTGGAAGGTTAACACTGACTTTAGCATAGCCGTCTGCATCCTTACCGGAAAGGAATCGACCAACAGCCATTTGACCAGAAACCGATCCGGCACCAAAAAGCGCTGAAGCGTTGGTTATATTCCCAGCGGTTGTCTCGTCTGCATAAGCCACCTCGCCAGGCACGGGTGTTCCAGTAATATTACTCGTGGTAACCTGACCCCGAGTCATGACGGTCACCTTACCACCCTTTTGAACTTCGTCTTTATACTGATTAAGATGAGTTCGAGTGAGATCCTTATCAACAACATCGTTAAGTAGGACTCCAACGGGAACTGATGGTGTTGCAGCAACCGCTGTAGCTTCGGCGTATGCGACCTTGTTCGCTCCCTGGTCCATAGACGCACCAGAGGCGTTTACGGCGTCTAGACAAACGACGCCACCACGAGTAGCAGTACCAGCATTGTAAAAGTAGCTGATGTCTGTTGACTCTTCTATTCTGTCTGCTTTAAGTGCCATTTTAATATCTCCTATAAGAGAGTTTGGTTATTTACTGAGAATATGGTTGCCGATCCACTCAGAAAGTCCTGCGCGTGCCGACTCAAGCTCATCGGCTTCGTCAGCAACAGGTTCAATCAGGGTGGCTTCGGTTGTTTCTACATCTTCGAACACTTCGGCTGTCGCTTCTGTAGCTGCTTCTTCTTCGCTGTTCTCCGAGGCGAATGGGTTTTCTTTCTTCTCCTTTCCGTCTTTGTCTTTTTCTTTGTCTTTGTCTTCTTCTTTCTTTGCGTATTTCTTTTTCATGAGCGCCACAACCGACTCAAAAGCTTCATCGTCTAGACCGTCAAAGGACGCTAGAGATTCGGCTGCTTCTTCGTCGTCTAGTCCAGAGTCTACAAGGCTCGCCATTCTTTTCTGTTGCTTTTCTTTCTTCTTCCATTCTGCAACAGCCTCCGTAGCCTGAGTCAGTTCTTGGGTAGACTTGGCCAGGGCGTCTTCGAGTTCAGCAACCTTCGCCTGCGTAGACTTGATCGTTTCTTCCATTTCGGCAATGCTTGCCTGTTTTTCTTCGATCTGAGATTCAAAAGCTTGAACCTGAGAAGCAAACTCTTTGTCTTTTGCTTCTTCGATCTTAGCTTTGATCTCTTTGTTTTCTTGCTCTGTCGAGGCCAGCGCCGTTTTTAGTTCGGCAATCTGACTCTCTAACGTTGACGTATCTGACATGTTAATGTCTCCTATATAAAAGTTACTAGTAGTATCTTCTAAAACAAAAGCTTTACTCGAATTTTTATCTATGATGATACTTCTGGGATTGGCTGGTTTTTCAACCAAACCCTTACCTGAAAAGGCTATGTTCTTTAAGGCTCTGCCGACCTTATAGCCTTCATAAACTCCGTCTCCGCCGTAGGCTCTAAGGTGTTTCGTGAGGAATGCAGAGTCTTCTGTCCTTGCTAGGACTTTTGCCTGACCTTCTTTATTGGTCAAGGCGTAATCAAATCCAGCAAATAGGCACTCCATAGAAACAAACCATTTCCCATCCTCTATCTCTGAAATGATTTTGCCCATCCTGTCGCTATTTTCGGGGTCCGTCCAGCTATTGTATAGGACCGCCTGTGTTATAATATCAAAGTCTTCTGGTTTTTCGTCGCCCTCTACCTTTTTGCCGTCTTTCGAAAGCACGTATGACCCAGTAATATGTCCAATGATATCATTTTCGTTGTGCATAAAGTTGAACTGTTTGTCTTCTGGTGTACTCCTGGCTTCCCAGGTCGCCTCTGACATAAACACGTCATCATTCTTATTCCAGCCCGTGGAAACTAAAACGGACTCTAGGTAGTAGAGATCTATCTGATCTTTATTCTCTGCTTTTGCAATCCCCAGTTTTTCCATGTCCAACTCTGAGGCCCGCTTTGGGACGGAATGCTTTGGAACGGTGGTGGCAGAACAATATGCAATACTGGCGGTGCTCTTTACAAGCTCGCCAATGCCGTCCTCTATTTCAGATTTAAATATTTTGATTTCTTTCATAGTTTTTATACCTCTATGAATTTATACACAAAAAAGTGAAAAAGATGGGAATTCTATATTCTATCCCCCATAACAAGCTCTATAAACACTCCTATTGATCTCTTTTTGTACTCATCTATAGACATGTTGGTCGTTGTTATCTTTAGCTCCTTTAGGGTTTTTGCCATAGCCACGGGAGTCTTCTTATTGGACGCTAATGTGGATTTTACAGAGCTTGCGTTTACTTCTGACATTAACTCCGTATTGGTAAGAACGTCTAGTTTTATCCTCTCTAGGTCTGAAACCTCAGCCTTCGTGAGCTTCCTCATGTTGGCCTTGCCTTTCATTCCAAGAAAAGCAGCAGTCGTGATCTCTGAGATTTTATCGAAGGAGTCCTGTGTCCATACTATCAAATCTGCCACTCCAGGTTTTGATCTTGGGGTTTCTGTGCGTTTCTTCCTCGGGCCGTCGTCTTTCTTTAGCGGTGGCCTACCGTTTGGATTAATGGCTTTTTTCTTTTCTTGTTCGTCTTTGGCCTCTTTGTTTATTTGGCCCTGCTTGTCGATTTTCTCCATCTCTTGGTTGTGATTGGGGTTGTGAAACGGGCCAGCCTTATCCGGGTAAGAATCGTTGCTTCTGTCTTTCTGTTCCTTTTTAAGTCTAACCTTCTCTATGGATGGGATCTCTTTAAATCTTTTTAATACGGTTTCGTGGCTAACAATATCCCTGTCGGCTAGTTGTACAAGTAGGTTT